CCTCAATAGAGAATCCTTTGACCTTGCCTGTCTTGACAAAGTTTGTCCAAATCTCGGGGTTGTTGACTTTCATAGATACCATCCAAGTGCCTACGGGCAAATCAAAGCCGTACTTCTTGCTCTTGTCGTGTATCTCATCCTCAATAATCCAAGACTCCACAACCGTGAGGCCGTTGATGCCTACTTCGTGTTCAAGCGTAGCGTTGTTCTGCTTGCTCTTTTGGAAGAACATCTCGCTTGCTTTGCGGATGGTCGCTTCGCTGAAGTAAACGTAGAACTCCTCTTGGCCTTCGGCTCGGTAGATAGGTTTGTTTGGTACGAGTGCTGCTCCCATAAGGATGCGCTTTTCATCGCTCTGCGTGGCGAACTCCACGCGTTGTGAGTTCAGCGCAATAAAGTCCTCCTCAATAGCAGGATGTTCTACAAGGGAGATTGCGTCAATGCCTGTGAGGAGCATTGTTTCATCAAGTATTAGTTCTATCAGTTTCATATTATCCAAAGGTTGCGGTGCGTATGCGCCTGCGGTCAAGTTGCGTTCCTGAAATAACCTCGCCACTCACGACATACGCCTTCATAGGCTTTTGGAATTGTGAGGCGATGCTTTCCATTAAGATGTTGTTACCGCTTTTTGATACGATGTTAAAGTTAGCAGGTTGTGATGGTACTGATGCGCCCGACTCGTAGTTTGAAGAACCGCCTGCCGATGCAGATTGAAACTGCTGACTACGTAGTAGCGATACTTGACTTCCCACAAATGCTGCGGCTGCGCCTGCTGCAATAAATGGATAGGCAGGTACAAAAGGTGTGATTGGTGATTTTTGTGCTGATGTATAAGCATTCACGACACTCTCTACTCCCTGCACTACCGCTTGAGCAATAGATAGTTTCTTTTGGATGTTAAACGCTTTCTCTGCATTCTTCTCATCGTTAGCATACCTCGCCTCGTAAAAGGCAGATATTGCATCAATGGCTTGACCCGTTGTTTTTACTGCATCACTTAACGCTTGCAAATTAAATCCCCTGCGACCCTCAGCTAACTCCCGATTCTTACCATCGTACTCAACATCTAATTGATACTTCTCATCAAGAAGAGATTGGTATTGTGCATTCTCGGTTTGGCCTGCTGCTTGCGCTGCCGCAATCTGTTTATTTAAGAAGTCAATACGAATCTCGTATGCCCTTTCATATCTTTTAAATTCAAGTTCAGCAAGTTCTCGCTCGTTTTGTACTCGGAATTTAAATATGCGTACCTCTAAATCAGTTTGAGTTGTATTGTTGGCAACACCCGTTTCTGCTTCTAACGCCTTAGCCTCGTTAATTTGTTTCTGCAATTCTAAACGCTCACGCTCAAGGCCACGTTGGTTGGACAGGTATTCTGATGTCTGACTAAGAATGCGCTCTTGTATATCAGTCTGCTCTGTGAGTGCTTGTGCAAGCGCAACTTGGTTTTCAATGTTATCCAAACGATTGACTTCAGCCGCTGCTGCTGCAATTTTTGCCTGAACCATTTTATCCTCTTCGGCTAATTGCTCTACAAGAATATCATTAAGTAAATTATTAGCATTGATGCGTTCATCAATACTTGATAACTCATCATCACGCAACTGCCGTTGCTCTTCCGCAAGGATTTGATATTCAAATTGTAGCCTGATGCGCTCGACTTCTGCAAGTTTAGATTGATTTTGCAGTTCTACTAATTCTTTCGCTTGGGCGGTAACACCCTTGAAGGCATCAGCTAAACTTCCACCGCCACCACTAAAGTAATCAATCAGATTGCTGATTAAGATTTGGGCGGAGAATAGCCCTGTGTTCAGTACATCAACTACTTTCTGATTGCCTGTGAATGCTTCACTTGCCGCATCAGTTAGTTTGGTTATAAGACCAAGAGCGGTGATGTTTTTAATTAAATCCCGAACGCTCTTACCCGTTTCTTTAACTTCTTCTTTTACACCTTTAACGGCAGTTTCAGCCTGACCAAATGATTGCTTGGCCTCTGTTCCAACTTTGTCAATCGACTTGTTAAGTTGATTGATGTTTGAAATCAAATCCTTAACGGCAGCGTCAAACTGCGAGGAGTCACCATCAATGCGTATCGTTTCTACTACTGCCATTATCTGCGTTTTAAGAACTCATCCCAAGTCTTGGGAATTGCGTACTTGCCTTTGGCAATATCAATCGCCTCTGACTCCTTGCGCCATTCCTCTAACTGCAAGAGTTCTATCAAATAACTTAAATATCCTGTCTTCATACTACGTTGAGGAGTTCAAATGTTGCTCGGCCTGTGGTTAGGTTCAACTGCACGTTGTTGATGACGTACTTGTTGTTGTTCCAAATAATCGTGTCGTTCATCTCAAGCGTTGCCATCTTACCCAATGGCAAGACCGCTTCAACCGCGTAAATCCTACGGGTGCGGTTGTATAGGTCGGTGATGTAGTCAACCCACTCCGTATTGTAGAGGCTGCGGTTTATGGTTTCCAAATGATAGGGGTCGTTGTCAACGCCAAAACAAATAGAATGCGATGCGCCTGCACTATCGTAGCGGTTTGAGGTATTGGCATACCAAGCAACAGTAATCTCTTCGCTTGTGGTGTTATCTGCGTTTACAAATGCAACAGGATTTGGAGTTAGGTTGTAGTCATCAAAGTAGCCGTAGAATAAGATAGGCGCCCCCAAGTATGGATTGAACGTACCATCCTCATTTGCTTCACTTGTGATGCTTTTGTACACGAGTACGTTGGTAAGTGCGCTTGTATCTTGGTCTGTCAGCCTTTCAAATAAAGGGCATTCAAACGGCACCTCAACAAGGAACTGCTCGCCATCAAATGTAAAGAAGGTGCGCAGGTTGCCAAAGCCTTCGCCATACAACCGCTCATATTGAAAGCCGAGTATCTGCTCTGTCTCTTGATACTTAAACTCAATCTCTCGGTATAGCTCAGGGCGGTTTACATCATACTCGGTGATGTCAATGTAGTCTTGCAAATCGTTTGTTGCTCCTGATGCGTACCAATCATCCAACGGCTGAAGCAAGAAGCTTGTGCCGCTTGGCACTATCACCATATTGTACATCCTAATAATGCCTGCCAAGAAGTCCTTGACTTTTATTTCGGGCATTATGTCTGAAACAACAAGGCTGAAGGTGTAGCTGACCGATGCGGTTTGGTCTACTGAGAAACTAACAGAAGCCGTATCACTATCAATGCCCGAATAGTCCGTGCATTGGTAGGTCATTGATTCTCGTGTCTGCGAACGTATAAACAACTGAACGGTATCACCTGCGGTAAACGACAAGGCAGCCATATTTGTAGTTACTGAAGACGCAGGGTGTGCATTAACCAATGCCGTAAAATCAAGTACTCCATTACGAAAAATCGCAAGCTCGTAATCCTTGCTTACATTTTGCATTGTAATCTGCAAGTCATATTGCTTGCTATCTACAACTGTCCAAGTGTCGGTAGTCAAATTAAACTGCGAGCCGCTACCTGTATTGCGATTCATATTTATTAACTGATAAGCAATATCATTGCCTCCTGCAAATAGATACCCTTCAAACCTGTGTAGCCATAGCGACAAGTCAATAAACGGAGTAGCCGCCAAGAAGGAACCCGTGAACGTGATGCCGTACTTTGCTTCTATCGCATCAAGGATAGCCGTCACCTTTAGGGCAGGCTTTAGCTCATAGTAGTGAATGCCGTGTTCTTCGTTAGCATTGTGGAAGGCAATGTTGGTGTCATCGTGATTGGCGTTGTTTGAATCATAAATCCAATTCTTGACAGGACTGCAAAGCGGATAAAACAACGGAGCATAGGTGTCGGTAGTCAATCGTGCCAATATCGCAGTATCAGAATACTGATGGTCGTATGCGCTGAAGTTAAGGTCATACAAATAGTCCTCGCCAAACAAGTCAGAAAGCGTTACCAAATCCCCATAGAACGTAATCGTGTACGCATAAGGCTCGGTGCCTTTTAGCTGCACACCCTCAACCTCGATAACGCCTGAGCGGAATGGGATAGAGTTTATTTCAATCTGCGCAGGCTGCCTTAACCTTCCGTCAAACGTATTGGCTACGCTCGTGGTTGTAGCACCTGCGTTCCATACCGTATTAAAAGTATTCCAAGTGATGCCGATGGCATTCCAAACGGGATTACCTGCGGTCTCGGTAGTGATAACGGAACTTGTGATATTGGCATTGTAGTAGTGCTGAAGTATCTCGTTGTTGCGTGGGCTTGCAGGAATGGTGAATCCCTGCGTGAAGTCCGTGAACACCTTTGAGATGTCCTGCACATTCTGCACCGAGAGGTTGATGCTTATCTCCTCATCATCAAACAGGTCAAGCCGAAAGTCGTTGACGTAAATATCTACCTTGTTCATCGTACCAAGCTGCGCTCATCAAAGCCAAAATCAAAGGACATTGTGTAATTGATAAGTTTTGTGTTCACGCTCTTTTGGTACTCCATAGTTCCACGCTGCGGTACTACGCTCACCCAATTGCTATTGGTATAGACCGCGACATACTCGCTCATCAGAATGTCCTCAATAGTCTCATCGTAATCTTGGTCAACGAACCCTGTGTTTAGGGTTAGTGTGTTGCGAGAGTTGACGTTGAAGGATTGGTACTTGCCTACCTCCAATGAAGGGGTGGTAAAGCCATCGTTGTAGATGCTCTTTTGGTAAGAGTCCTGCGTGAAGTTACCGCGCTCATCGCTGCGCTTGAAGAACGTGATAAAGTCAGCAACGCCAAAGCGGTTAATGAACGCCACCTGCACAGGAGTGTATTTAGATTCGCAAAGAACATAGTACCTCACCGTTGCAAGGGTGGTATTGCCTGCGTTCTTTAGAATCACATCGTAGTACTGCCCTACGCCACCATCGGGTTGACTGCTTGGCTTTATCGCATTATCTAAAAAAGAATTGTTCTCAAGGTTGGCAGGGCCTACGCCTGCGTAAATCACAAGGTTTTGGCTATTGTTTGTTGTTCTGTCAGGTGGTGCGGTGCTTATGGCACTTATTTGAAAATCATCAGAATCGCCACTCTGCCAAGTGATGACAATTTTGGCAAGAGCATTTGTGCTGCTATTGTTAATCGCAAGGGATTCATAGTTCCCTACAAGCACCTGCCTATCTCTGCTCGTTGCAAGCACGGGTTGTGATACCGCAACGGGGGCTATGTTATCACGCGTTGCCCATCCATCGGTAGCAAGAAACGCCAAAGAGCTGCCTGTTGCCCATACCGCTGATTCAGGGGCGGCTCCGTTATTTGAATAGACCCAATCGCCAATAGGTGAAACCCACAACGCCTCACCTTGCGGACTCTGCGTGTAGCCTATGTCGTTCCATACGCTGAAGTCGTGGTAGAACTCCGAGCGTACAAGGTCGCTCACCTCAAAGTTGATGACCTCGTTGATAGAATAATTCTTACTTAAAGAATAGTTTGCAGTAGCAGGGGGCGAGGCCTTTAGGCCATTGTAAATCTTTAACTGAAGAGTCATTGAATCAAGTTGGTCATTTGCCAAAGCGTTGTTCTTGCCCGTGACAAATAAAGGGCTGCGCCCCATTGAAAGGCTGCTTGGGGTAGATGCAGTAGGTGTACTCATTTTGTGGTAAATGCTTTGAAGTCTTGTTCTGTTAGTTTGAACGCCTCTACTAATTCAGTAGGTAGATTTTTGAACGCTATATTAAAAGGGGTGCTGAAGAATTTAGTTGCAGGGATTCCTTTGTTGTAGATGCTACGGGCTAATGCGAACTGAAGGCTCTTGCGTTTTACAAACTGCCCCTTCTTATTTCGTACGCCATCCAATCCCTTCTTGATAGCCCATTGACTAAACGCACTTACGGGTGGCATCTTGTTGGTGTACTTGTAGGGAGACCCCCCTGCGCTTGAATAGGTGCTCTTTGCGCCCCTTACTCCCTTGTCTTGGTACTCACCATACTCATCCATTGAGAACGTCAGGGAGAACTTATTATTTGAATAGTAGATATTATATTTTAGAGACTTGTATAGATTGCCCGATACGTTTTGCTTCTTGCGAGAGAGATTAGTCCTCGCCTGTTGAATGACATATTTGCCAAACTTAACAAGCACCGAAGCAAGCAAATCCTCCCGTGCCATTTTAGCAGATGCTTATCTCGGTGTTTGCAAGCAGCACATCAAAGGTTGCAGTCCACCCTGCAAGCAGGTTCTCAAACCGCTCGCTAAAGGGAACGCAAGTCGCGGTGCCATCCAACTGATAAAGGTCGGTGTACAGAGTACCCCTGCGGAGTTCTGTGATGACATCGTTGATTACTGCGAGCTGCGTGTTCAAGATGTTCTGCTCGTTGCTAACTCCATAGAACGGCTCTGCCTGCAAGCGAGGATTCTCTTTGGTCTCATCCACTAAATCCATACAAACAATGCTCACGTTCATACGGACTATCTGTCCCTCGAATGTTGCTTGGTTGATGATGATGTGCGACAAAGGGAAGATGGTCTGCTTGTTTAGGTCTATGTCGAATATATCGCCTGTCGTTACCACGCTGACTTGGCTATTGGCTTCAAGGGTGTCTTTTAGCTTGGTGGTGATGTCGTAAAACTGCCTCATTTCTTTAGTTTTTCTAATTGCTTTCGTTCAATGTCATTTCGCTCTTTGTCAAACGTGAGAAGGGTGAGGCATTGGTGAACGCCCAATCTTCCCACATCCTCAAACTTTGTGACATCTCCTTTAGCAAGGTGGTAGAATGAGGAGTACCATCCCCACTTCCTTCCGAATTGTGACTCTGTGGAGTACTCATTTTCTGCTTCTCCAAAGAGTTCATTGTAGCGGTCAACAAGTCGTTTCCTAAACGATAAAAAAAAAGCGTTGCGCCTAATACAACATCCATCGGAGCCTGCTTCATTAAGTCGCTATACTTCTCTGCCGATTCGTATGGCTCAATGTCGTATCGCTTGCCTGCTCGTTGAGTGATGGGTCGGTACAACACCGCCATCGTATTGTGCAGGTTCAGCGTGTCTGCCATATAGTTGTCAAGGTCAACGTACTCGCCAAAGCTAATGTCCTCAATGCTTGGAATGAATCCAAATGTCTTACCATCAAGATTGAACTCTTGCTTGAGGGATGGCTTGGTGCCAAACATACCATTGAGTCGGTTGACTACCCCTGCGAGGCTTTTGAACTTTACGTTGGGCAACTTGGCAAGAGGCACTCCGCAGAATATCTCAAGCATCTTGTGGGTCAAGAACTCCTCATCGCCATCCAAGCGCACGAAGCGTTGGTATTGGTCAAGCGTTATCTCCGACAGGTCGGTGGGTACAATTACCTTTAGTTCCATTATTAAAATAACCTTTTAATTTTAGCGTATGGCATACCTTCCAAAGTTAGGTCTGCTGAGTTTGTTGTAGGTCGCATATCTGAGTGCATCAATGGCGTGGTTGAATGCGTCTATGGGTTTGTTCAAGAGGTTGCCGTTCTTGTCCTCCACCCATTTGTAGTTCTGAAGTTCCTTGATTAGGTTGCTGCTTCGTGGGGTTACAAATAGCTTGTGCCGCTTCAGCACGTCAATGCCCACTATGACGCTATCTGCTCCCTTCTGCGTGGGTTTCACGTTCCATCCCATACGATGCAACTCCTCAATAGATTTGGGTTCAGCAGAGTCAGCATATATTTCTGCCCTTCGGTCAAGCCCAAGTGACGCAAGCACGTTGCTGATGTCGGGGTTGGTCATACCCGTGCGGTAAATCAACTCATCCACATACAGATTGTCTCCCGACTTGTAAACTGCCACAAGTGCCGTTGGGTCGTTAGTGTACCCGAAGTCCATCCCGTGACATAGGAGCGTGGCATCCGTTGGTATCTCTCCTTGCCCGTATTGGAAGATGGTGGCTCTACTCATCCCACGTTCTCCTAATCCGTAGATTCTCCAATAGTCGCTATCGGTATCACGCAAGCGTTCTATTTCATTTCGGATGCTGCTATCAAGGAACGGGTTGTCAAGGTAGGTGGTCTGATAAAACTCGCAGTCATCACGGGTTACCACCTTATCGTATATCCAATGGAATGCATCCGAAGGGTTGTAGTCAAGGATTGCCCTGCCTTCGGTACGCAGGATGAGCTGCTGCCAATCCTCGTAGGTTAGCTCGTTAGCCTCGTTGATGTATAGCAAGTCCCTCTTGCGACCCCGTATCTTTTGCGGTTGGTCAAGGCTTATGAACTCCACAAGGTTGCCATTCAGATAATACTCGTGGCTTGACCTGTTATGATAGCTCTCGTTGTACAAGTCGTGGTTGCGCAGTATTTCAAAGAAGTCCCGCATCACAGAAGCCCGAAGCGAAGGGAACGTCTTGCGGCAGATGGTGATGGTCTTGTTTGTCTCCCGTGTGCTATAATAGAAAATCACCCATAGCAGGATGTTGTAAGTCTTTCCGCTACGAGTGCCGCCCTGCTCAACGACTATCTTCTTGTCGCTGCGCTTTAGGTGGTTATATACTTTATTGGTCTGAATCTTCTCCAAGCACTTCAATTTGAAATAGCTTGCCCGAAGATACGTCTACCTCTTGGCGTTCCACGTACCCACGCTTCTTGCCTTTGGTCTTTAGAAAAAAGATAGTAGCGGTTGAGTTGCCCTCCTTTATCTGCTTGTGCAGTTGGCTCTCCGCAAAGTCAATGGCTACGTCTGATAGTTCTTCGACTGCTGCTTTGTATTCCTTATCCTCTTGCATCCATCGGTAATGTGTTTGCCTTGCGATGTCAACGCTCTTGCAGGCAGACGTAACTACTCCTAACGATTTCTCTAACGCATCAAGCATTGCCTTTTTATGGATGTCACTACGTGTCATTTTAACTTATTGTATAATTGCAATGCACTATGAATTGCTTGGTCCATATTAAAATATTTATATTCAGCCAACCTTCCTATAAAATAAATATTTTTCTTTTCTAATTCTTTTGCTGCTTTTTGGTATTTTGAATAAATCTCTTTGTTCTTACTTGTAGGCATTGGATAATACTCCTCACCATTATTGGTGCTATATTCTTTTGCTATTATACTATAATCAGATTCGGTGCCATAGAATTTTTTGTAATCTATTTTTCTCGTGTATGGATATTTAAGCGAAGGATAGTTAACCACTGCAGAAGGTTGATAATTCTTTACTTCGTGTGTTTCATAGTCAAATTCTAATGACCTGTATTCTAATTTGCCAAACCTATCTGAAAAATAAGAATCTATTTTGCCTGTAAAAAAGAGCCTATTAGATTTGTGGTGTTTATTATCGTATTCTTCGTTGAGTCGTACTTCAATGTTTTTGTGGTCTAACATATTTTTTACAAATTCAGTATAACCATTTTTTGGTAATGCCTCATATTTGTCTGAAAAGTATTTGTCGTTAAAGTTTTCCCTAACAGGTATTCGTTCTAAAACTGATGCATCTAACTCTATTGGGTCTACATCCCATTGTTTCTTTGTATAGTTTTCAAACATTAATTCGTATAATTCCTTACCCACACGAGATAAAGCGGCATCTTTAGAATTTTTTACATCTCCCTTTATTTGATTATTATAGAGCCATTCCTTCATTTCGTCTTCATTCTTTATGTTTAAATTAAATAACACATTTACAGTGGTAATATTTACAGGAACAGGAACAAATTTATCGTTAACAAATGATAAGACACGATGTTCATAAGGTAACCATTCAGAGAATCTATTGACAAACTCCCAAACGTCTTCGTTAGATGTGTGAAAGATATGTGCGCCATACTTACTTAATCTTATATTAGTTTTTTCATCAATGTAATCATAAACATTGCCCCCTATATGGTTTCTCTTATCTATAACCAACACATTGTGTCCATCATCAGCTAATTTTCTCGCTAAAGTGGCGCCTGATAATCCTGCACCTACAACAATGTTATTCGTCATTAGATTCTCTTTTTTTAATTTGTTCTATGGTTTTTTTAATTTCAGATACTACGTTATTGTTTAATATTAAATCAGTATCCCACTCCTTTGGCTTTTTAAGTTTATGTTTATGTTGTAAAAATGGTTCTTTTTGAATTGTACTTGATTTTACCATATAGCTGACTTTTCTTGTGTAGATATTTGGATACATACTTTCGGCATACTCACCTCTTTTATTATCCTTCAGCATAGCATTATAGATTTTACGATTCCCATCCATTGATGTTTTTTTACCCGTCTTGCCATATCGCAAGGCATTTCTAACAACACAACTTGGTTTTTTATTTATGCCATTATAGATGCTCATAAGTATGTCATCTTCTGTTGAATTCTCAAATTGAAAATTCTTGTCTACACGATGAACAAAAAAACTATATGGGAATCCTGCAGTAATTTTTATTGTCTCTAAACTTGGATATGCTGCCATCTCAAAACCAACTGCCCCTGTATTTGAATTTTCAGCTATAAAAAACAATAATTTTATTAAATCAAAAAATGCTTGTGGTTTATTTTTCTTTACACTAATATTTTTTTTATTTATTTGATAAAACAATTGAGTAATGTTATCATCTAAATGCAGAGCATAATCATAATTGTTTTTAATAGCATATTGATTTATGGTCTCTCTTGTTTCAGCACCAAGATTAGTTTTGGTTTCTCTTTGTCTTAATACAAACTCATTGTGCAAAGCTTCACTTGTCTCTATAGTAACTATATCTTTGATTTTTCTAAAATCCTTTGCGGCATTGGGATTGTTTGTTGCGATGATAAAATCAATCCCTTCTTTTTTTAGCCTTTCTCTAACAGGTGGGATAAGAAATCTTCGTAATGTAATGTTATCAATATATGGTCTACCACCAAGTATTGCAACGAGTTTTTTACTTTTTAAAGACATACATCTTTCTTTGAGTTCCTATTTGACCTTTAATGCTTTCAGTTATATCTGTACTACTTAATTCATATAAAGAAGTTATTTTATCTAAATCTTCTACATTTTCATAAGCAACAATTACTATTGCCATTAGTTGGCTACTATCTACATCTTTAGAATCCATTATTATATCTTCATTTCCCCAACTTGTAGGCAAGTCCAATCCCCAATTAGTAAGAGCATCAGGCTCCCACTCATTAGCAAGCAAGTCCCAATCCCATTCTCCGAAGCCTACGTTGTCCTTAATGATAAACTCATCCTTCTGCGCATCGGTCAGTTGGTCAGCTACTATAATAGGCACCTCTTTAAGCCCTGCTGCAATACACGCCTTTAAGCGCATATTACCTCCAAGCACTACCATATTGCCATCTACCACGATTGGCCGCAGCTCAAGCATCTGCGGGAACTCCTGTATGGACTTCACAAGCTTCTTGAACTTGTCATCCTTTATGATTCTTGGATTCTTGGGGTTTGGTATGATTGTACCGATTGTTGCTTTTTGCAAAACTAAATAACTCTTTTTGATAAATGGTGGTTGTGAACTTCGTAAAGGTAGTCCTTCTTTAGTTTAGTTCCGAAGTCAGCCTCGTGGTGGCAAGACCTGCATAATGCCATCAGGTTTTCTATCGTATCAGCAATTTTGCTTCCACCCATTCCTCTTGGTTCTATGTGGTGTATGTCTACGGCTTTGCCTTGACATACCTCGCAGGGGATGAAGTCAGTTGTTGAGTAGCCCATCCCTTTTAGATAGACCTTTGTGTGGTTCTTCACCTTTGGTAAATCCAACAGTCATCAATGAACGTGGCGTGTGGCAGCAGTTCATCTACCGCTTGGATTACTCCCTTCCAATTCTCGTGGTAGTCATCTCCTGCTATGTAGCCTCCCTTCTTTACTTTGGGTAGCCATAGCTTGATGTCCTCTTTTACCGCCTTATAGGAATGGTCAAGGTCTATGAATACCACGTCAAGGGATTCGTTAAGAAACATTTTTGCTGCTACTTTGGATGTTCCTTTGATTACATTGTAATTACGCGAACCCATATTCTCCAAGAATAGCTCGTAGATGTCGTTGGTCTTGGCGAGCTTGTAGTAGGAGTCTATGTACTCTGCCGTTCCTTTGAATGAATCTATGATTGTGATTTCTTGGTGTGTTGCTTTGTCGCATAGGTAGGCTGATGACTTACCGAGCCACGCACCCAACTCTACGAATGTGCCGTCTTCGGGCATATTGGCAAGTAGGTAGTCGTATGCTGCTTGGTGGTTAAACCACCCGTCTATTTGTTTGCTCGTTTTCATTTTAGTGCGTTGTAATAACAAAGGTACTGCTCTACGCAGATAAGTGTGCCTTGCTCGGATGCTGCTTGGGCAAAGGTACCATCTGCCTCGTAGGTCATCTCAAAGCGTAGGTTGGGCAGGTCGTATGGCTTGAACATATAGCAGGCAGTATCTATGTTGCCGACTCTTGGTTGGTCGGTAGGGCGGAGCCTACCTACTTGCCCCCACGTTACGATAGAGCAATCAAGGGAATGCAAGTTGCTCCACTCCTCAAGGAACTTTGGGTGCAAGATGTTGTCATCATCCAAGAAGTACACCCAATCTTCTTTGGTAAAGGAATCAGCATACAAGTCAAGGAACTCATTACGGAGGGGGTGGCCTGCGGTACCTGTGCGTGTGGAGTAGTGTGTGATTGATGCGCCTGTTGCTCCCTTGAAGTCGGTAGCAGCATCCATCATCACAACCCACGTTGCGTACGCAGGGATATGTTGTTTTAGCCTAACGAGGTTATGAGGGCGTGAGCAGGGAGTGACTATGTAAAGCATCGTAGTTCGTTTATCTTATCCATCGTAAAGTCCTGCACATAGTTGTATAACGATTCCGTTAGGTCTGCCACTTGGTTGGGGTTTTCTTTTAGCCTCTTGATTGCTGCTGCCCATTCGCTTGGGTGCTTGATGGCAATGCAATTATCCTTTGTGATGTAGGGTGAATAGGGTTGTGTGTTGCTCACTATCAAAGCGCACTTGCTGAACCCTGCTTCAAGCATCTTTAGGTGCGACTTGCACTTGGCAAACTCGGAAGTGCTTAACGGCACAAGGCTCACATCAAAGAACTCGTAGAGCTTGTGGTAGTGTGTTGGTGGCATCGTGGGCAGCTTATGGCTTGCCTTCATAATATCGGGGTAGCCATCCACTTCTGCAACATAGCTTTGATATCCTTCAAGGTTGATTGTGGACTCCCTTACGTCTGCTGCGTGATGGTTGCCTCCGATATAACCAAAGCGCACTTCTTCGCTTGGCTTTCGCTCTACCTGCCACGTTGGTACGCTAATGGCGTTTGGTATGAT